ACTTTTACCAGATATGGCAAAATGCTCATGAAGGCGTAAACAACTACAAGCCAATCAAAGTCACATGGGATAATGTTCCTGGCCGTGATGATAATTGGAAAAGAGACACCCTTGCGTCTATGAACTTTGATACCGAAAAGTTCGAGCAAGAATATTGTGTTGAGTTCCTTGGTTCATCAGGCACACTAATTTCTGGTTGGAAACTTAAAGAACTGGTTGCGCAAAGACCAATTCAGCAAAAAGAAGGTCTTACACTTTATAAACATCCGGTAGCAAACCACGTCTATACTTGTATCGTTGACGTTTCTCGTGGTAAAGGACTGGACTATTCTGCATTCAGTATTATTGACGTTACAAAAATGCCATACGAGCAAGTATGCGTCTATCGAAACAATAATGTAACACCCATTGATTACGCTGACGTTGTATATCGTGTAGCCAAATCATATAATAATGCAGCTACGTTGGTCGAAATTAATGATATAGGTGAACAAGTTTCTACTTCATTACACTATGATTTTGAATATGACAATATTTTGTTTACCGAATCTGCTGGTCGTTTGGGTAAAAGAATTACTACTGGATTTGGTAATAATGTTGATCGAGGTATCAGAACAACAACAATCGTGAAATCTGTTGGTTGCTCTATTCTAAAATTGCTTATTGAACAAAACCAGCTAGTGATCAATGATTTTAATACTATTGGTGAGCTTGCAACATTTTCCAAAAAAGGATCAAGTTACGCGGCAGAACCAGGGAAACATGACGATATGGTTATGGGTCTTGTGCTGTTTGCTTGGTTATCGGATCAATCGTATTTCAAAGATATCACAGACATAAATACCTTAGCAAGACTCAGAGAAAAATCTGAAGAAGATACAATCAATGATTTACTTCCTTTTGGTTTCGTGGACTTTGGTGGTGATCTGGAAGATGTTTTTGATCAGCGACCTATGCGCAGTTGGATGAGTGACGAAGTAGAAAACGAGTTTTTATAAATAGAATAAAACAAGTTTAATACCCATTCTATATGAAGGAGAGTAAAAATGGCTTTTCAATTAAGTCCTGGCGTAAACGTTACAGAAATTGATCTTACAACGATTGTCCCTGCGGTTTCAACCTCTACTGGTGCTATTGCTGGTGTGTTTCGTTGGGGTCCAGTTAATCAGGCAACTCTCGTAACAAATGAAAACGATCTTGCAAACTTTTTCGGCACACCAACTGCTAATAACGCAGAAACATGGTTCACGGCTGCAAGTTTCCTTGGCTATGGATCATCCCTTTATGTTGTAAGAACTGCCAATACTTCAGATTCAACTTTGACAAACGGCGCAATTAGTGCTTTTGCCAATTCAACCGCTGCCCCAGCAAGCAATATTGCACAAACGATTTTAAACCGTGCTTATTACGATAATACAGCATCTTTTGATAGTGCCGTTCAATATGTTGCAAAGTATCCTGGTGCGCTCGGTAGTTCACTTCGCATTAGTGTTTGCGATACTGCTAGTGTGTATGCGTCAAACGTTTCTATGGTCAATACAGCAAACCAATCTTGTAACGCAACATTCACATTCGCAATTGGTTCAAACTCTGCTGTATTCTCACAAAATACTTCATTAGTAGATACCACCGCCAACACTTGGGTTGCATCAGTAATTACAAACAATTTGTCTGTTGGTGACGTTATTACGGTTGGTAATTCATCAGTCGGAACTCAGGCGATGAAGATTTCCAATATCGGGACTATCGCTTCTGCTGCTCTTACTATTAACTTTACAACTCCTTTTGCTCTTGCAACTCCTTTTGTTGCTAATAGCGCAACTGGTCTCAGCCGTAAATGGGAATTTGCGTCAGCAGTTTCAGCAGCACCAGCATCTTCTTATTGGAATACAAATTTCGGTAACACTACCGCAATCGATACACTTCATGCTGTAGTTGTTGACGCTGGTGGTTTGTTCACCGGAACTCCTAACACAATTCTTGAAGTATTCCCTAACGTTTCTCGTGCTACTGATGCTCAGAGTGCAGATGGTGCTTCAATCTATTACAAGACCGTAATCAACAATACATCAAAGTATGTTTGGTGGGCTAATGATCGCGCTAATGCTTTATCAAATACCGCAGTAAATATCGCAACTTCAACAAACACTACCGCATATAATCAGCGTTTTGTTGCTGGTAATGATGGTTACACAGAAACAACAGTTCCTTTGGCAACTCTCGCAACTGGTTATAGCTTATTTGCAGACAAGCAAACTCTGCCTATTTCTCTGGTTCTTCAAGGAAAGCCAATTGGTGGAACTGTTACAGTAAACGGCCAGACACTTAATAATTTCCAGCTTGGTAACTTCTTGATTGATAACATTGGTGAAGTAAGAAAAGACTGTGTTGTTTTCGTTACACCAGACCAAGGAATCGTAACTTCCAACCCAGGAGCAGAAGCAGTAAGTCTTGTTAATTGGGCAACCAACGCTTTGCATACTTCAACTTATGCCGTAGTCGATTCTGGTTATAAGCAGATGTATGATCGTTATAATGACGTTTATCGTTACATTCCAACAAATGGTGACGTTGCTGGTCTATGCGCAAGAACTGACGTAACCAACAATTCTTGGTGGTCTCCTGCTGGTTTCAATCGTGGTCAGATCAAAAACATTGTAAAACTACGTTGGAACCCAAACCAAGCTTCTCGTGACGTGCTTTATTCAAACGCAATCAATCCTCTAGTATCATTCCCAGGTCAAGGCACAGTTCTTTATGGTGATAAAACATTCACCGTTAAGCCTTCTGCATTTGATCGTATCAATGTTCGTAGATTGTTCATTGTTATTGAAAAGGCTATTGCGCAGGCTGCTCAATATTCTCTCTTTGAATTCAATGACGATTTCACAAGAGCACAATTCAGAAACCTGATTACTCCTTATCTATCACAAGTGCAGGCGCTTCGTGGTATCACAGACTTCCTTGTTGTGTGCGATACTACAAACAATACCTCTGCTGTTATCAATGCAAATCAATTCGTTGGTGACATTTATATTAAGCCAAATCGTTCGATCAACTTCATCCAGCTAAACTTTGTTGCTGTCAGAAGCGGCGTCGAGTTCTCAACAGTAGTCGGTCGTTTCTAATATAAATAGATAAAAATAGGAGTAACAAAAATGGCTTTTAATGTTAGTAATTTTCTTCAGGGTGGTCTATCACAGGGTGGTGCTCGTCCCACTCTGTTCGATGTAAACATTGATATTCCAGCCGCAGTTGGCGGTAACGGAACAAATATTGAAAGAAAGCTGAATTTAACTTGTTCAGCTACTTCAATTCCTGCCGCAAGTTTGGGTATGATCGAAGTTCCTTATTTTGGTCGTAAAATTAAGTTGGTTGGCGATAGAACGTTTGATAATTGGTCAGTAACAATTATGAACGACGAAGACTTCTTGGTTAGAGACGCTTTCGAAGCTTGGTCAAATCTCATGAACAACATCGTAGCAAATCAAACTGATGGAAGTTTTATTGCAAACCAGTATAAGTCAACTGCCCAGGTTTCACAGTATGCTAAGGGTGGTAATGCTTCCGGTAGTGGAATTAATATAAACACTGGCGCGGCTGGTGTTAATTTGTCATCCACTTCTTCACCACCAATTAAACAATATCAATTCTTCGGAATGTTTCCTTTGAGCGTATCTGAAATGAACGTTGATTGGAATAGCACAGACGCTCTACAGACTTTCAATGTAACATTTGCTTACGATTACTGGATTCCGTTGTCAGGACAAGGCGCTTCAGTTGGTGTTGCGGTAGCTGGTGTTTAATATATAATTGTTTAGGGGAGGTATTGAATTTTACCTCCCCGCTTTGGAGTAAATTTAAGTATGGCGACACTTTTTGGTTTCGAATTTAAAAGAAAAGCGCAAGAGCTTGATATTGCACCATCATTTGCCCCAAAAGAGCAAGATGATGGTGCAGTTGTTATTGCTGCGGCTGCTTCGTATGGAACGTATATTGACCTTGATGGAACTGTAAGAACTGAAGCCGAACTTGTAACAAAATATCGTGAAATGTCCCTACAGCCGGAAATTGATGCGGCTGTGGATGAAATCGTTAACGAAACTATGTCTATTGATGAAGATAATATTGTTAGTATCATTCTCGATAATGTAGAAATCACAGACAAAGTTAAAAAAGCTATTCG